GGTCAAAAGGTTCAAGGATAATGGTCTATTTTTATTTGACGGTGATAAAGGGTCAGAACTATCAGAGTTCGGTGTTTCGGGAACTTCGGGTTTTCGGGCTTCGGGTTTTCGGGATATATGGATAAAGATAAAAGAAACAATAAAAAACCCTACTAAAAAAGAAAGGAAAAAAAATAGTAGGGTTAACTCGAATATTAAAATTTTTTAAAAAATCCTGCAAGAAAAAATTCCTGCAGGATTTCCAGTTTTTTTATTAATTTAAATTTACTAATTGAATTGTTCCGTTATCAATAGCTTTTTTAATTTCTTTTGTATTCATGCCAAGCCATTGATTTCTATATTTTGAAGTTGTAACAGAATAATCCCATCTGTTTTTATCAAGAGTAACATTACCCTCGTTATCTCTTCTACCAATAATAGTTTGATAGCTTTGGAAAAATTGCTCTTCATCTGTCCAAATTATAAACTGATTAGGTACTTTATTTCCTTTTGATGATTTCATATTTAATACTGTTGGTGCTTTCATTTTAAAATTCCTCCTAAAAAAGAGCCAAGTAAATAGATACTTGGCTCATGGTTAATTAACCTTTTTAATTTTTAAAATGTGAATTAATATTAACAATAATTGCATTAACCTCGTCATATAGTTTTCTTGCGTCATATTGACAAACTGGATTGTTAACATCATTAGAGTCCTTAAAATATCCTAATGCATCTCTCATATATCCAAGTTTTTTTAAATCAGTTTCAATTGAAACTGGCATATTTTCAATTTTTACATAATTAAATTTCATGATTAAAATTTCCTTTCCTTTTAATTAACCATATAAACAATATAGCAAAAACCAGGACAACATAATACAACATATGCAAGCTACTAGTAAATAAAATAAAAAGTGTGACATAAAAAACACAAATGACCTATGTCAAATTTTTGACTTGACAGGGGTTACTTAGGGGGTCGGTCTCGGTATTCTGTCAAATTACTGACGGGTCACCCCCTTGACAAAAAATCCCTAGGCCCTACCCACTCCACCCACCCAAGATGGGTAAATTTAATCTGATATAATTTTATTTCTTAGGTCCGATGCCCTTGAAAAGTAGAATCAAATATTCAATGTGATTTACATATTTCATTATGGTACTATACGACAATGTTAATATTATTTTACTTTTTAATTTTCGTGGCCCTAGTGTACTTAATAACTGTGTTATGGTTGATTTAAAAATAATTTTGTGTAATACTGCTTTCAACTAGGAGTCCCAGGTCCAAGAAAAAATTTTAGTTGTAAATTCATTTGGAGATAGAGAATGAATATTTTTGAAGACATTTTTGATAATATAGGTCAAGAAAAAAATCTTATGGGTCCTAACCCAGTGTACAAAAAAGGAAGTTTGGCGGCGGGAGATAATCCCATTGGAGCCACAGAATATGACTATGGTCCTTTTACCTTAAAAACAAATTTTATTCCGGGAGATTCAGCAGATATGAGCAGTGGAGGAGATGATGGTTATGATACTGCTTCTGCTCCTTATAAAAGACCCTCAGATTATAGCGATTTTACTCCAGAACAAGCTAGAGAGCTTATAACAGCTCTTGCACCCACGACAAGAGGAGTTACTGGAGATTACTCTGATTTAGATACTTTTAAAACATATAGCTTTAGTAATCCTGAATTTCAGTTTGAAGATTTTAAACAACTGGGAGAGATAGCAGGATATGGTAAGAAGAATAAACTAGCTTCGGATCAAAATATTATTTCTGGTGCGGTAGAAGGAACTTATCGACAAGAGGGTGATGACCCAGAAACTCCTGCTACAGGTACAGATGATCCCGGAACAGGAACAGGTGGTGGTGATCCCGGTACTCCTGATACTCCTGATATTCCTGCTTCAACAACGCTTGTACCACCGACTCCACAAGTTACGCCTATGCCAGAGCAGAATACAGTTGTTAATCAACTTGTACCACCGGGAGGAATTCAAACATTGATGCCAGGTACTTCACCCACTGTAACAGCACCAACAACATATCAATCAACTTCATTACTACAACCTGTTACGCCTTTGACCGCAGAACAATTAGCAGGGTTGGGAACAGATTCACAACAACAGATACAAACTCTTTTAGATGCGTTGAACTTGTATGAAGATTCTAAGAACAATACTCTTCCTTCTGACGTTGATCCCGTTACAGGGGTTTAGTTCCATGAACTTTAGTTTTACCCCACAAGATGTAGACCAGTTAACAAAAACTGTTTTGGGAGAAGCTTTAGGAGAGGATGACAATGGCAAGATTGCCGTGATGAATGTGGTATTGAATCGTCTTAATAGTAAGAGATTTAATAGAAGTGGTAAAAAATCGATTACAGATATTGTTAGAAAACCTTTTGCTTTTTCTGCATGGAATGATCCAGATAAGGGTGGAAATAATTTAGTTAAGAAAGGTCCGGGTGACAAGGACTATGAATACACAAAAAGTTTGGTTCTTGATTTCTTAAAAGGTAATTATGCGGATAATACGGGTGGTGCTACGCATTACAGAGTTTCTAGTTTAGCTACTCCTGCGTATTATGATCAGAATGAATACAAAGATGCTGACAAGAATTTTTTAAAAATAGGTAAGCATACTTTTATGTCTACGCCTGTAGACGGAGTGGACAGAGCAGATTACACACCTTCTTCTTCAAGTGCGAGACTTGATTTTCCTTTATTCCAAGCTAAATACAGGGATAAACAAACTCCTGCGGAAATGTTGATGCAAGGATCGGATATGTCTGAAGATTCGCTTCAAAATTTAGCCAATGTCCTAGAACAGAGGAAAAAGAAAGAACAAGGTTTTTTTGCAAGGATCTTGGGCGATGCAATTAGTGGTAAGGGGATAGGTAGTCTATTCTAAGAATCAATGTCCATGAACCTAGAAACTGTACCCGAAGATGTATTGAGAGAGATTCTCTCATTAAAGGAAGCAGAAACAAAACTTATAGTTCGAGAGAAAGCACAAGACAAATTTATGCCTTTTGTGCATCATGTGTACGAGAATTTTATTGAGGGTAGGCATCACAGGGTTATTGCTGAAAAGCTAGAGTTGATAGCTCAAGGTAAATTAAAGCGATTAATCGTGAATATGCCGCCTAGACATAGTAAGTCAGAATTTGCGAGTTACTTGATGCCCGCTTGGTTTTTAGGAAGGAACCCTAAGTTAAAGATTATTCAAGCTACGCACAACACAGAACTTGCGGTACGATTTGGTAGAAAAGTTAGAGATTTAATAGATGAACCGAAATTTAAAGATATTTTTCCGAAGGTAGATTTAAAAGCGGATAGTAAGGCGGCGGGCCGTTGGGAAACAAGTAAAGGGGGCGAATATTTTGCCGCGGGTGTGGGTGCTGCTGTCACGGGTCGTGGTGCGGATTTATTTATTATTGATGATCCGCACTCCGAACAGGATGCTTTATCTGAATCTGCCTTTGAAAATGCTTTTGAGTGGTATACATCTGGTCCACGTCAACGTCTTCAACCGGGTGGGTCGATTATCGTTGTTATGACCCGTTGGGGTATGAAGGATTTAACAGGTCGATTGATCAAGGCGCAAGGTTCAGATTCGATGTCTGATAAGTGGGAGGTTATTGAGTTTCCTGCGATTATGCCTTCTGATAAACCTTTATGGCCAGAGTTTTGGAATAAAGATGATTTATTGAAGGTAAAAGCGTCTTTACCTGTGGGTAAATGGAATGCTCAATGGCAACAACAACCCACTGCTACAGAGGGTGCGATTGTTAAGAAAGAATGGTGGCAAAGGTGGGAAAAGGAAAAAATACCACCAGTTAAGTATATTATGCAGAGTTACGATAC